ATTTGCCGATACTGTGAAATTGTCTGCTGTACCTGTAGTATCTTGGTTAAGAGTTCCTACAACAAAATCTAAGGTATTATCACCATCCTCGTAAGTTACTGTAATATTCGTCTCAGTATTAGAACTAACCATAGCTCCTATAGTGTCAGCAATATATTCGTTTAGAGCTGTACCATCAACTGTAATTGCATCGGCTTCAAGTGTACCATCTATATCGGCATTACCTGAAATATCAAGTGATCCTGCATCTAGTTCTCCTGAAATTGTCAGAAGACCACTAGAAGGGTTATATGTAAAGCCCGTGTCGCTTTCTGCTCCTTGACTTCCAGTAGCACCATCTACAAAGATTGGATAAACTGTTTCATCTGTGGTGTTATTAGCTGATACTGTAAAATTATCTGCTGTACCCGTAGTATCTTGGTTGAGAGTACCTATTACAAAATCTAGAGTATTATCTCCGTCTTCATAAGTAACTGTAATATTTGTTTCAGTATTAGAGCTAACCATAGCTCCTACTGTATCTGCTATATATTCATTTAAGGCTGTTCCATCTACAGTATAAGCATCTGCTTCTAGTGTTCCGTCAATATCTGCGTTACCCGATATATCTAATGTAGCTGCATCTAATTCTCCTGATATAGTAATATTAGTGCCGCCTGTCATAGCACCATCCATTGCGACAGCACCGTTTATATCAATAGTAGTAGCAGTAAGTTCTATTTCAGTATCAGAAACTAAATCTAAAACTCCATCTGCTGATTGATAAATATAAGTACCTGAATCACCAAATTGTAATTGATCAGTACTAGAAAGTAAAAGACCTGTATCAGCTACATGAGTTAAAGATACATCTTGATCATCTCCAAAATATACTACAGCACCATCAGCAAGATAAAGATCACTAAATTCTAAGGAACTTGTTCCTAATGCTGCACCATCACTAGCATCTGGAACAAAGGCGGTATTCGCTGTAATAGTTGTTCCTACAATAGTTGTTGCTGAACTTGCACCAATAGTAGCACCGTCAACAGTACCGCCATTAATATCTGCTGTATCTGCAACCAAAGCATCGGTTGTTACTGTCCCATCAAAATAAGCATCTTTAAATTCTAATGTGCTTGTTCCTAAATCAATATCATTGTCTGTAACAGGTACAATAGCTCCATCTTGGATACGAATTTGTTCTACAGCAGCACTTGAAACTTCTACATAAAAACCCCATCGGTTATTTGTACTATCTGCTACAATCTTGTTTAGAAAATCCTGATCGCCTATAGTATGAACATTACCACCTTCTCCGGCTGTTCCATCATGTTGATGACCTGTAGTACTACTAGAAGCATATGAAAATGCAGTTAAAAGTCTATTAAATTCATCATTGAATAAAGCAGCAGTAATGGTATCTCCATCTGCCATCGAACTTTGTCTTACATAACTTGTACCCATTATTATCTCCTACCGGAAGGTCTATAATCTACATATATACCATTTATTGAATAAGGTGCTTTTGTATCCTGACTATATACTTTAAAGGCTACATTATGTCCACTTCCTTGTACTGCCTGTCTTGTCATAGGATCACTTGATGCTCCAAATACTGCTGTGCCAAAAGATGAATCTCCGAATACTGCCGGAGTTGGAATAGAATCCAACGTATACACAGGAGGCTGAGGTCTATTAGTATCATCAAAATCATAGGTTATCTTTAATGTTGGCTGAACAGTTCCTTCAGGCGTAAAAGATATTTTTGTATAATGTAATGTTTTTAATGTACCCGCATCTCCAAAATCTAAATTAGGCGTTTTATATCTAGCATCTATATTTGTTTGTGATCCTGCCGGATTAAAGTCATTTCCTGTGTTGTGGTTATAAACATAACCGTCTTTATCACCATGATATATTTTTTCTACACTATCGTTATCAAAGCCTGATGTAAATCCATGTGCTTGAATACCTACTGTTTCAGACCATTCAAATCCATTAGGAGTTATTGTGCCTATTAAACCTTTTGATGTAATTGAAGAACCTGAAGATGAACTATAAAATAATCTGTATTGAGATTTACTTCTTAATACTGCACTACTAATAGTATAAGTATCTATAGAACCTGCTATAGTTGATACTATAGATTGTATTTGACGAGAAACAGAACTTAATTCTACGTCACCAATACGTGCTGTACCCGCAACTGTACGAAATCCATCAGGGCTTAAAAATATAAGATCGCCCCCTATCTCTTGAATACTTTGTCCATCTAAACAACCTACGTTTTGTGTTATAGGTGTTATAGCTATAGATGCTGAAACATTTATATCTGATAATTTATAAATACTATTTTTACAAAATATAATTAAATCGCCACGAAAGCTTTTTAATCCAACTACCTGATCATCTAGTACAATACTTCCAGAACCACTAGAAGTAAAATCATTTATGTCGCTTGTCCCACTATAATATATAGTATTAGGTGCTGTGGCTGCTCCTGAAACTACTAAGTGTTTGTCGTGTATTGTACAGAATTTAGGATATACTGTTCCACTAACTGTAATTTCTTCATAAAAGAAAGTTCTATCCGCTAATGCACCTGTACCTGTCATTTTAAATAATGCAGGTTTAACGCCGGAACCCTTATCAGTAATAACTACTTCACCATATGTACTACTTCCTTCATATAATGTAAAAGAAGCTTGTCCTTGACTTGTTCTAGTTGCTGTGCTTCTTCCTGTAAACGTGGAGTAATTATCTCCTGAACCGCTTACACTTGATCTATTTATTTGTAACCAACTTGTCCCATCTAAACTAAAATAAATATTAGTTCCTGAACAGGCAATTACACCATCCCCATAAACAAAAAGCCCTAAAATACCATTAGAGCTATTGGGTCTTGCTGCACTACCTCCACCGTAGAGTGTGTAACCATTTATTCTTCTATAGCCACCATCAGGATCAACCTCAAAGTTTTGTAACTCTGTTGCGAATCCGGGTTGCTCTAGCATTTGAAATTGATTAAGATTAGTGTTTAAGCCCCCTTGACAAGATAAGCCGAATGCTTGCATAGTCATAGTTAATCAAACCTAATTCTATCATCAGACATATAAGTCGGAACAGTCCCTATTAAGTTTTCCCTCATACTTTTTAATCCCTTCTTATAATCTTCTAGGGCAAAAGCGGCCATTTGAGGGTTGTCTTTAAATTGATGTGTATAATATCTAGCTTTAGATAATATAACTGTTTTATATAAATCGGGAAAGACTACTGTATCATCATGGTCAGATAGTTGAGTAGGCAAGTCATAAGCAAAGAACCAGACCTTATAAGCCTTATCTGGAATAGGGCTGAGTCCAAACTTTCTTCCATCTGGACTTCTTATAACAAAATTAGGCTCTCCTCCTACTGACTGATCTGCATCATCAGCATTTTCTCTAGCCCTTCTAAAGTCCTTCCACTTCTCTGTAGTTACGAATCTTAAATTTTTAGAAACATAAGGAGCTGATTGACCGCTTACACCTATAGTTGTTAGATAGAAATTATCCCAATCTATAGAACCATAGTCATCTTTTAGGGCTGAACTAGCTGCTTTTAATTCGTACCATCTGGTATCGGCTGTAGTCTCTACAGAAACATTCCCATACATAGGATCAGTGGCTCCACTTTCAGCGGTAGCTAGAAAAGGCCATTGCGGTTCTTCATTTACTATATCTAGGTATGATCTATTTATGCAATCTTTTGCGTGTGCTTGGATACCTACAGCACTAGAAAAAGTTGAAGAAGTTAGTACAACCTCATTCAACTCTCTTAGTAATTCATTTGTTAATTGAAGATATGTTGTTGCCATTATTTCTCTCTAGCTCCGTTATGATTAGGAGGCTTATCAGGATTTCTAAAAAGTCTTTCGTAGTTTTCGTCAAATTTTTTCTTGTCTTCGTGTCTATAAAATTTACTACGAATTTTAATTTTATTTTTTGGATTAAATACAACTGGATTTTTTTCACTTCCTATTTGTGGCATAACATACTCCGTTATTTACAAGTACAGTTCTTACATTCGCACATTTAAATTCCTCCTAAAAAATTAAAGGGGGTCATATTTCAGACCCCCAATAATATTCAACTACTAGTCAATACCGTAGAAGGCAGAAACTAATGCTCCGGCACGTAGTACCTTTGCTCCATAAACATGGAGTCCACGTACTATATCACCAAAGCTATCAGGATCACGAATTACCTCAGTACTAGTAATAGTCTGAGCAGTTGCCGTAGATGACATATGACCGCCAATACACTTACCTGCTGCATTAGAGGTAGAAGCAATATTGTTAGTCTTGTACATATCAAATCCACGTAACTTACCAGATGATACTAGTCCATTACGGATTGAACCTTGACCTGCGTTGTAATCAACAGACAGTAGTTTAGAAGAACTTTGAACAAGTACTTCATAGAACTCAGGATTCGCTAGGAACCATCGTCCTTCTTCTGGTACATTCTGCTCATCCAATAAACGTGCCATATGTGAAAGCACATCAATAGGATCATGTTCAGATGAACCAAAACCAATGTCTAGATTACCAGTACCGTCAAAAGTACCTGCCGCTAGATCAGTTGCGTTATCAGAACCTAAAATATGATTAGGGCTAGCTGCGGATACTCCAGAGAACATTGTTGCAATAACGCCCTCGTCAAAAGCATCCTTGATTGAATAAGCTGCTGAAGATGCAGCAACGTCACGCCAGTTTACGTGTGACATATTACTTTCAATGTCATCTACGATAAACTTGAATGCGTTTGCTGTATCAACGACCAAAGTTAGTTCTTGGTCAGTGAGCTTAGTCGCAGTTACATCTGCGCCCCTTTCATACTGATAAACAGTGATTTCAGGTTCTTTGATGATCTTTACAGAATCACCGAAATTGTTAATCTCTCCTGCGTAATCTGTATTGGTAATTGCTTCCGCTACAGATGACTTCCTAAAGAAATTTAGGACTGTCTTGGAATAGACAGCAGGTAAGAAAAACGAGTTGGTTTGACCCGCTACGGAGTTAGCAAAGTTTGCGTTAGTATCCGTACTCGGTTCAAAATATTGGTCAGATTGGTTATAAGCCATTGTAATATCTCCTCAAAAACTTATTTAGCTATTCTGCCCTCTGCCAATGCTTGTTTGATCTCATCTTCATATCTATCAAACTGGTCAATGGACATATTAGCAATTTCTCTCTCTGTCCAAACTTTAGGAGCTTTCGCATCCACCGCTGTTGTTTTTGTAGACACCATATCGGCGGCAGACCTCTTCTCCTGTTTTTTGGACTGCCTCTTTTGTGGTGACTGAGCTATTCCCTTTTCCATTTTGTAGAGGTCAATAGCACGACTAGCTAAAGTTGCATCACTATTATTTGCATAAACCCATCTTTGTATATCTTCAGGTTGTTCTTTAGCCCATTCGTGAAAATCATCAGCTCCCCTTATATCTTCAAAATCAGGGTGATTTTTCTTTAGCATTGCTTCTGCTTCACGTTTTAAAATATCAGCTTCACGTTCTTGTAAAGATGATAATTGCTGCCGCAATGCCTCAGTTTGAGTTTCACTTTGTAAGTGAGCTACAGTTTCAACTGTCTCATACAAGTCTGGATTTCTACGTTTAAACTCCTGAAGTTCTTCTAAAGTCTTTGGAGCTTTGTACTTAGGTGCTTTTTCAGCAGCATCCGCAAGAAGCTCTTGTTCCTTTTGTTTGAACTCAGAAAGTCGATTATCGTAATGTTTCTTTAGATCATCATACCTCTTCTTATAATTAACATCTTTAGATTTTTTACTAGGGGGCGTTTCAGAATCTTCTGAAGGCGTAGCCTGTTCTTCTTCAGATGGTGCATAAAAAAGACCATCAGCACTTTCCATTCTTGGTTTGTCTGGTTTGTGCCATGACTTCTTTGCATTATAAGGGTTTGGTTGTTTTTCCTCCACAGGATTAGTTTGTGTCTCAGCCATAATACTTCCTCCACGGGGCTTGAAAGATTTAAAAGGTAGCCATTACAATGAATTATTTGTACGGATAATTCGGTAAGGGGCTTTTACTTCAAGGTAGCCGTTATCGTTGTCTAACATTAAGACTTGGCATCTGATTAGCAGAGATCATAACTTTATTCATGTTGCCTGCTAATTCTTCTTCCTCGTCTTTTCTCATTAAACCACCATCATAAGCACGTTCAGCTTCATCCATCATAACTTGAAGGTTGTCTGCACCTATTTGATCAGTGGCTTTCTTGGTCATCACAAATTCACCGTCAGATAATCTGGCGGGTATCGAATCTGAGACTCCCGTTCCCGGCCCTGTAACTTCTCCAGAGCCAGTAAACTCAGAAGCCGTTCCTACAACTTTATCAAAGATAACACTAAGTTGTGGATCGTCTTCTAAAGTATTCATTAAATACATTTGTTCATCTGATGTTAAAGATTCATTTAACACAAAATCTATAAATTCGTCTTCCATTTGTTCGTCTGGAAGTTGTGAAGCTTCTGCTTCTGCCATTTCTTCTGGCGGTATATTTGGGTATGTGTCTACTGGAGATTCCGCATTTCCCATTTCAGGAGGTGCTCACATTGATCCTCCTTCTTGCATTCCTCCCCTAAGTTCTTCTGTG